AATAGCTGTCCTTCATTCGGGGGTTCTCTTGGTGATAGCTGATTTTTACTTCACTCAGGTCTAATTCGAATTCGTCTGTAACAAATACATCTCTCATCTGCTCTTACTTCTTTGTATGGATTCACTCAATACGTCCAAAAAATCATACAGCCGTGTCCCGCTGCATTCGTGCCAGTTCCCCAAGGGCTGCACACTGTCCATCGCCATGGCGGCAATCACTTTTGAAAAGGGCGTATACCCTCCCTGCCTTTGGAATATCGGCTTTTCGTCTTCTTCGGTTGCCTTGGGAAAGATAACAGGATAACGCCCTATGATATACTCCCTTATGCAACGGTAAGCATACACAATCGCCGCGCGCTTCCCAGGGGAAATGCTATCGGTAACCTCCGCTATCTTGGGCAGCAACAAGGGGTCAAACGCCCGCCCGCCCCAGCAGTACAGGCTTGCCACCAGCTGCTTGGCATATAGCGCGTCTCTTCCCTTGCTGTATTTGTAAAAGAGGGCGTCCGCCACTGAAAACTGTCGGATGGTACAATCACTCAGCCGCACCATAGGGGTACGAAGCCCGTCCCATATGTCGGGGAAGGTATATAAGTCCCTATCCGTAAGCAGGAACTTCCCCAAGGGCAGCAGCTCGGCAAGGGGCACTTCTCCCAGCAGCTGCCTTATCCGCCTTTGATTGGCTTTGGTGGGCGTACCCATAAGCAGCACGACCAGCATCTCCTGATAGCGCGCCTCGAAGTCCCGCCCTTCCTCCTCCATCCTTAGGCATATTTCCTCCTTCTGCCACTCCGTCAGCTCGGAGTACCGCTCAGCACAATGGATAGCTATCCGACCCATCGCCTTACGATTTTATAGGCAAACCATAACGCCAAGACCAATGCCAGCCCGCTTATCCACCACACCAAGCCCCGCCCCCCCCGCTGCTCTTCTCTCTGTATGGTCTCCGTCGCTTGTCGCTCTTCTTTGGCTTCCCTTACCTGCTTCATTTGCCGATGTGTCTCCACGCTCTCCACCGCGTGTGCCTCTTGGTGCGCTTCCTGCTTCATCTTGATAACGGCTTTCCCACCCTTGACCTTTAGCACCTCTATATGTGTCTGCTCCTCCTTCTCATTTTTCACTATTCGCTTTTCACTTTTCACTTCCAAACTATCCCCTTCCAAGGTAAGCTCATAGCTTTGGGCTTGCCTGAGGTCAAAAGTACGTACTTCACCCCACTGCTGCGCTTGGGTTATGCTATCTGTAACCCTCACCCCTACGGCTTCACTGGTCACTTTCCGCACTTCACTTTTCACTTTCTTGCTCCTGCAACCTCCTAATAGGAGAAGAGCTAAGAGTATATATACTATCTTTCTCATCGCTTTTTTCACTAATCACTAACAACTAACCCCTAACCACTAACAACTAACTCCTCCACCTTCCTAATCACTCCCTTGAGCCGCTCCGCGTACGTTGGCTCCGTAGCATACCCCGCCTTGGCAACTTCTTCGGCAAACTTATACGGGTCTGTCTTCACCT